AAACCAAGCATCCGAAACGCATCAGCCCCGTGGCTGTATTGGTCGTGAACAGGCGTTTTGCTAAATGCTTTGGTATCTGGGTCAACTTCGTAGCGGTAATGCCGTAAGCATTGTAGCCCATCGTAACAATTTTCCCTATCAAACCAGCAGTTGCGGAATAGTGTACGGGCTGCGTTAATGCTGTCAACTATGGGTGTTTTTGGGATGATTTTGGTTTTATATCCAGCCGCACGCACAATCTGCTCAATTGACCGTCCATTAGCTGCAAGCGTTCTGTTCTCAGCGTCATGTGGCAGCCATAGCGTGTCATACACATAACCAAACGTCTGCATCTTTGCCAGATACTCAGAGATTGTCTTTTGGCTGTCTTCCACATATCTGATAAGCCGAGTCTCCATGCCAATAAACTGCACAAACCAAATAGCAGTAGCGTCAGACCAACCCAAATCAAAGACAGCATGAACTGGTTTATTTGGGTCATATACAACTTTCGTTATCCGGCCTTCTAGGTCTGCCATCTGCATCTCACGGGCAAAGATAGCACCATCTACAGTTTGGCGGCACAAACCTTCCCAGACCGTGTTATACGCCTCTATATCCCTAGCCTTGAGAGAATCCTTTTCTAGTCGCAGCGTCTCAGGAAACCACGGGTTATCAGACCAATTGATCTTGACGACCTTGCTATTCTCTGGCGGGTTTAGCACAAACCGCTGATATGTGTCATCTGATTCCAGTTCTGGGTTAAAGCTAATCCAGATTTCAGACTTTTCCTTACGAATGGTCGGGATTAGCGTGTTCCAGCTTCGTTGGCTAACAGTTTGCGCTTCCTCTACCCAACAAATATCCACGCCTTCGTATGACTTTACGTTAGCCACGTTATTTTTAAGGCCAACAAAAGCAAACTCAGAGCCATTTTTAGCTCTTAGCGAGTTTTGTGTGATTTCATAATAGTCCAATAGCCCAAGCGAAATGATTTGGTCGCATAGCAGTTTGTGAACAGAATCCTTCATGGACGTCATATATTCACGGGCGCAAAGAATGCGAAGCGGGTTTTTAGCTGCCAGGATTAGCAAGGCTCTGGCAATTCCCCATGACTTAGCACCGCCTCGGCCACCATAAGCTACCTTGTATCGGCAAGGCTCAAACAGAAAAGCCAGCTTTACAGGAAATTCAGCGTTCTGAAACTGTTGAGTCATCTGGCTTTATAAAAGTAACCTGGATGCCCTGCAATGGCTCACCGTCAGCGCCCGTGACTTCATTCTTGACGGTCTCAGACCAACGCATTTGAGCTTTAGTCCACCAAATCAAACTGGTCGTATCGCCAGCCGTTGCCTTTTGATATAACGTCTTGGCAATTTGGCTGTTGGCTTTAGCTTTTCCAATATCTAATTCTTGACGGTAATGCTTACGCAGCGTCTTATCGTCAATACCAACAAGAATAGCAATTTGCTCATGCGGCAACCCTAAACCGCTGCTTGATTCAACGAGTTTTCTCAATTGATCGGTTGGTTCATGAGTATGGTTCATTTTATAAAGGGGAATTTGCTTAAATTTTACGCAACTTCTTCAGTTTGTGTCAAAAGAACGGCTTTCTTACCTGTGAAATCTTCCCAACGCTTTACGATTACATCGCAGTATTTTGGGTCTAACTCCATAAGCCTAGCATGGCGATTTTGCTTTTCACAGGCAATCATAGTGCTACCACTACCACCAAACAAATCCAACACAATACCGTTAATTGCGCTACCGTCCAGCACTGCTTTTTCAACTAATTCGACAGGTTTCATAGTGGGATGTAAATCATTTTTGGCTGTTCTTTTGATACGCCAAATATCCATACCATTTTTACCACCATAAAACTTATGATTGTTAACCCAGCCATAAAACATAGGTTCATACATGCTCATGTAATCACTATTGCTTAGAGTGTGATTGCCCTTATCCCAAATTACCAAAGAACGGCATTTAAGACCTGTTCTATCCATACTAGCAAAGTATTTATCAATACCTAAACGGTAAAAGGTAATGTAAAAAGCACCATCAACTTTAGCTGTAATTACGCTGTTAATTGCATCTAAAAAGTCGTTGCCATCTTGTTCCGACATTTTGTCGTTTTTAATGCCGCCGTGTTTAGCATTAAACGATTTGCTGCCGTCCGCATGGATTCCACCAGTAAAGTCCATTAAATAAGGTGGATCTGTAAAAATCATGTTAGCTCTTTCGGGCATCAACTTATCCACGGCATCAATGCTTGTGCTATCCCCACACATCAATCGATGGTTTCCTAGCTGATATATGTCGCCAAGCCGTGTTTTAGACTCTTCCGGCACTTCTGGAACGGCATCCTCATCTGTCAGCCCTTCCACCACTTCTGGCTCAAGCAAGGCGCTTAATTCGTCTGGGTTAAACCCTAAGACTTCCAAAGCAAACCCATCAGCCAACAATTCGTTCAGCTCAATGGTCAACAGTTCATTGTCCCAATCAGCGTTCAGCGCCAGCTTGTTGTCGGCAATGATTAGTGCCTTGCGTTGCGAGTCAGTAAGGTGTGCCAACTCAATGGTCGGCACTTTATCCATCTTGAGCTTACGAGCAGCCATTAAACGACCATGACCAGCAATGATGCCTTTGTCCCCATCCACCAGGATAGGGTTAGTCCACCCAAACTCTTTAATGCTTGCCGCTATCTGGGCAACTTGCTCATCAGAGTGTTTGCGTGAATTGTTGATGTAAGGAATCAACTCATCGACTGACCGTTCAATGATTTCCATATTAGCTTACAGCAATCGGCGCAGTCGGGTCAGAAGGTTGACTAGGTGCGGCTGGCGCAGCGGATGGCTGGACAGCGGGCGCAACACTAGCTGGCGCTTCAGCTTGGGGAGCTTGCATTGCTGCTGCTTGTTCGTTAGCGTGAGCCACCAGCTTTTGCAGGTGCTGTTGCAACGAAACAATCCGAACTTCGAGGGCTTGGATGATGTCACGCATTTCATGCTCGGTGTGTGAAAAATTAAACATTACTTCTTTCCTTTCTTGGCCTTCTCAGCCTCACGTTTAACAGAATAGCTAATCGCCACGGCTTGCTTGACAGGTTTACCCGCCTTTACTTCCGTTTTGATGTTCTCTTTAAAAGCCTTGGGGCTAGTTGATTTCTTCAGCATTCATTACTCCACAAACGTCTTGCCACGACATTAAAAGATAGCGTTCACCATCTTCCACCCATTCTTGAAACTTCAAGTATTCGTCTTTGTAGTCTTTAGCCAATGTGCCAAAAGTAACACGCTCTCCGCCCTTTAGCGGGTTTTCTTCAAACGTGCCATCATCTAGCCAGCGGCCTGGCCCTGCCGCCACAATTGTGCCAATGGTATCAGCTTCGGCAGTTTTTACCCACAATACGGATTGGATGCGTGGCTCTGGCTTGACAAGAATCTTATCTTTAAGAGGTCTGAGCATTTCTTGCTGGCCTCCCACGCTTTTTGGCAATAGAAAAAGTCTCAGAAGAATTTTTAGGTTCTTCCAAGACTAAAGGGGCAACTGCGATTTTCCCCGAAAACTCACCACACCAATGGGTCTGGTATTTAACAATTGCTGTTGGAAATCTACGGCACTCACCTGCGTGACCCGTATATTCCCAAAATTTACAATGCTCGCAGATTTCTTTAGAATCTCGATCAGCCATAACAACTATCCTTGTTCTGGTTAGAAAGCCCCTTTGGTCATCACACCTTTGGGGCTTTCGCTATTTATTTATAGTCTTTGCGTTCGTGGGCGTAAGCAACGTGTTCACGGCTTCCACCCTTCATTTCACCGCACATACCATCTTGCTTGCCCATGTGCGACTTGTCACGCTCACCCATACCGTCAGCTTTGCCCATAGCAACGCCGCCGACCAATTTAGCTTTGCGCTCACCAGTCATGTCAGAGGCAGTAGAGCCAGCGGGAATTTTCTCGCCAGAAGCGCCAGGCATGAACTTGGTGCTGTTTGGGCCTTTTTCACTACCCATCTTTTCGCCTGTGCGATCAGAAGCGGCAACACCCTTGGGTGCTTTTTCTTTACCGTAGTATCCCATTTTAAAATCCTTTAGGTTAATGGTCTGAACATCATACCGCCAAAGCGATAAATGTCAAGAACTAAGTTTTGTTTTGACTTTTTCCAAGACAGCGGATTGCACTTCATTGGCATCAGCACACAGCTTTAGTTCATCCTCAGTCAATGTGCAGTCACCCAAAGACTTCAAAACATTGTCTGCAACTGAGGTTGCGACCGACTTGGCCTCATCTTCTGCTATATCCTCTACCAAGGCTTTGATGCCCATAATAATCAATGGAATCATGGCTGCTCCTTAAAAGGGTACGTCACTATCAAACGAATCATTGCTTGGCTTTTTAGCATAGCCTTCTTGCGGCTTTGGGTCGTTCAAGTAAGCCCAACCAGACCAGCCGCCTTCCAATACTGGGATGCTATCAATCTTGAGCATTGGGCCATTCTTGGTTTCAATCATAGAACCAATGCGCTGGTAGCGTGACTTTTCTTGACCGTCTTTGTTGGTGTATTTGCCGCTAACAATGGTAATTTCTTTGATGGTTCTGCTCATTTCATGCTTTCAAGTTAAGTAATTGGGCTACTTTGTGCGCCGTTTCGGTCAAAAATTCTATTACTTCGGCTTCCAAGAGCTGAATGTATTTATCGTCTCTAGGAATACGCTTAATAAATAGCTGAAGGTCTGCTGGGAGGCGTGGGTCGTAAGATACAAAGTCACACCAATCACGATTAGTGCAAGCCATCTGCCAGAAAATTTGATCTGCATACTTTTTGGGTACTGTTTGGCTGAGTAACGTATCAATGTGCGTTGCTGTGTTGGGACACTTTATTTCAATAAGTCCGTCAATACCCACAAGTCCATCAGGAGAAGCGCCGCTATTGACAATACTTGGGTGATCGATGAACCCAACTTCATCAACCAAAACGTCCATTTTTGCTTCATAAGCTGCCCTTGCTAGTGGTTCTGTTTCTGTTCCCCATTGCATAGCTGCGTTGCTAAATGACTCGGCTGGCTTGCCAGTAAGCCGTTCGCAGACCAGTTGCGCCATGTAGTTATCACGACTCGCTGAGTAGCCCGATTTTGTCTTTGCAACCACATCGGCAACACGGCTTGCTGTGACTTTTCCAATTCTTGCGCTAAACCATTCATCAGTTCTTTGCTCCATTTTCGGCCTCCAATTCATCGTTTAAGGCTTTTGCTTCGTCATAAGCAATCACTTCAACTTCAGCGCCAAAAACTAAATCATCAATATCTTGCAAATCTAATGTAAATGTAGTTTCAATAGCATGAAGATTGTGCTTTGCCATTAAATAAGCCCAGATTGCATCTTTAATTTCTTCTTTTTCAAGAGTAAGCCTCATAATGCTGCCTTTCGTGCGTTCTTAGCCGCAATGATTTTCTTTTGAGCTTCTGGGTCTGATTGCGTTTCTTTAAATGCTTCTGTATATGCTTTTTTAAGATCATCTGCATTATGAGTAGCATCAATAACTGCTATCCAATCAGCCAGGCGTCCAGCATCATAAGCAGGGGCTTTGCGACTAGCAGCGTTACCGTCATCGTCCTCTGGAGCTATGCCACAAGCTGCCATTAATGAATAGCGCCGAGCATAAGTGAGAGCAGAGCCGTAACCCTGTGGGTCTTGCTTGCTGGCAGGGACGTGGAGCTTTCCACACTCCAAGATTTCGCCGGATTCATGGACAAACAAGGTTTCCACAGTAACCCCTGTGTTGTCCTCATAGTTGCGCTGGATAAGGGCAATGCCGTTGTTGTTAAGCGAATCAATGACTGCCTCAACACACGCCGACAAATCAGCATAGCGACTACGAAAATGCGGGTTAGTGGATGTTTTAAGGGCAGGGCCAAATGCTTTTTGTGCTTTGACCAAAGCTGTTGCTATGTTTTTCATGCTGCCTCCAATGCCAACTGGAGGGCTTGAATCAAAGCCTCGGTTTCTTCACGGGTCAATGCTACTGAAGAATAGCCGCCTGTGAAAAAGATAGATAGGTGCGCCCCATCGTCAAATTTATCAATCATCAGCTTGCCACCTTGGTCAACCTTAATGACTGTTGAGTGTTGCTCTACTGTAATGCTCATACTAGCTCCTAAAAAGACCCCAAAAAATTCGGGGCATGGCATAAGTATACGCTAGTTTTCTCAACATTTTCTAAGTAGTTACCCTATCAACGAACCGATTGTTAGCGTTTTCGCTTCGCCAAATGTCGCAGCGCATTTGTGCAGCGGTCAGTTGCCACTTGAGGGTTTCTTCTTGCTCGACAGCAGCAGCCAAGCCTTTTAGCAAAGCCTGGTATTCCTCATCCGCATACGCTTCACGCTCTTGCGCTGCGGTAGTCTGGACACCCTTCAAGCTGGCTTGTTGCATCAACAATGCTTTTTTACTCTTTCGGTATTCCTCAATGTAGACCCGATCAGACTTTGCCTTGGCAAACAATGGAGCAGTCTTAAGGATAAATTCGACTGCTCGGTGCGGTGCTTCGCTCATGTTAGTCTCCACAAAAACAAGCTATTGATTCATCATCAAACATGGTTGTCTGGTCGGTCGTGTATTGCACCATTTCAGCGTAACCAGGTCGATCTTTGCGAAAACGCGCACCATCAGGCTTGCTTGCCAGCGCCAGCGCCTCCATTTTGGCCCACCAAACTGCACGCTCTGGCTTTTCTTTTATTAAACTCATTGTTTGGCTCATGCCTTTTAAAAAGCACAAATCGCAATTTCCGTGATAAGTGACACCGCCAATATTGGGCAACTCAAGGTCAAACGATTGATTGCGCCAAAACTCACCGACCATTTCTTTGGTCACACCAGCAGACACCAAAGGCGTTCTGTCTCGGGGTATTTTGGCTGAACGTCTTTGCTCATCAGCACGAATACCAACCCAACTCATGTGTTCGCCTTTGCTTCTTGTTTCGCATAAACCTATTGAAAACAAATAGTTAGCTATTGTTCTTATTTTCATTTCTATTGTGCAAAACCTTGTAACTGGGTTTGGCAAATAGTTTTTTTTGCGAATTACAGCTTCAAAAGGCTCACCATTGCGGCTGGCTGTTTCATAAGTAACTTGCTTCCACCGATCTTTAGACTCCTCTGCATCTTGGTATTCAAGCCAAACAATCGGCACATTCCAGTTCACAGCGCAATCATTAACAAACCTTAAAGTCGCTTCGTCCTCTTTTCCTGTGTTAGCAAAACAGACAATTGCATCATTTGGGAGGCTCATATCGTGAGCTTGTAAAACCCTCCAAAGCATATAAGCTGAAGTCCTGCCACCAGAAAAACTAATGCAAGTTGGCTCAAGAATTTCAAAAGGATTCATTGCAGTTCCTCCCTCACCAGCACTTCAACAACTGGAAACGTGCCGTAGACCTGGGTAGCGTGAATCGTTACCACCTGCTTGTCATCCAGATAAACCACTTCGTTCATTGCATCTAAAAAGCATTTCAATATATTGTCCAAATCTGCTTTCTTTGTTGGACGCTCAAAACCATTTAAACAGGCTTCTATGCGTTTTTTTGAGTATGACGCTGGTATGGCCTTAGTAACGTGCAAAAACACGGCCACAGGCGTTTCTAGTGGCTCTGAAGCACCCATTGCCAGCATTGCGGATGCTTTAATCATTGTTTCGTAATCCGCTGTCTGTTTTGGTGTGTAAGTTTTGACAAAGCCGCCACGGGTTGAGAACCTGGGTCTGCCTTTGCCTTGAGGCGGGCCTTCAACACGGTAAGTAATCATAAATGTCATTTGTTTCCCATGATTCTGTTCATGCGCTGGCGTAAGTTTTCAGCTTCTTTCTTGCCACGCTTTTTTTCTATCTTTTCAATCGTGTCCGACCACCAAGCATTAGCTTCGCTATAGCCTAGCTCTTTGGCCTTCTTTCGGTAGCGTTCCACCCATTCACGGGCCTCGCTCTCACGCATGAACTCTAAAACGGTGTTTTCAATTGCATCCAATTGCGTCACCTAAAACAAAAAGTGCCCAAGTAATCACCGAGCAAGGAACTGTGTCGTCTCCCATGCGTACCAAGTCAAGGATTCGTGACGCTTCAAGTTCTTCATGGTTGTAGTGGTTACGCATTTAAAACTCCTTATTCCACCAAGCTGCATCAATGGCTGGCCCTGACTCTACCTTTGGCAAAGCTGCTGGCTTCATTCTTTTTTCAGCCTTTGACCATTGATGCTTGCTGCACATTGGCTTCTGACCAGAAATATGAACCGACCAAAGCTGATTGCATCCTTGAACGCTGCACAGGTTAGAAAACTCTTGATTTTCTTTTTCTTCAACTTTTTTAATGTTGTACGCCATGATTACTCCTTGTGATAAGCACCTTCAACGATGCGAGCAAATTTTGTGGGGGTGAAAATAAAGTCTATGTCTGCCTTCCAATCCTTAACCTTGCCAGTTAAGAATTTAGAGCCTCGCACATGGTCAAAAAAATCAGCAAACCATTCAAGCCCTTGATCTTTAGTGAATTTCTGCTCGGCAACAACTTCCCGCCATCTGGCTGAGATTGTTCTCTTTCTAGCATCGTTGACCACTTCACACCTTGGCAACTGTGGCAGCTTGGCATTGAATAGCTCAACAATTTCAGAAATTGGTGCTGCTGGCGTTCTCTCGACTTTAGGCGAGGGGACAAGAACCGTAGGTTCTATAAGTCTCGGGTCTTGTATCTCGGGTCTTGGGTCTTGGGTAGCATTGCTTTCGCTATGCGTTTGCATTGCGTTCGCATCTTTTGACTTAGACCAACGTGCCTTAGCACTAGCACTTGCTTTCTCAGATTTCTCGCCAACCTTTTGAATTTCAGAGACAACCCTAGAGGAAACCCAACCATCATTAACAAGATTAAAGAACTCTCGCAATACGACTGCAATGCAATCGCTATGCGTTCGCATACGAATTAGTCTTGCAACTTCATCTATGTTTTGTGGGAGTGGTTTTTCGTGCAAGTAGCACCAATCAAGAAGCCTTCGATATGCCAAATCTTCCATTTCAGAAAGATGGGCCGTGTGACTTTGATAGTCACCAATGTTGAACTGGTAATAAAACATCTAAACCTTTTTTGCCGCACCTTTGAAAAGAAACTGCGGCAGGGGAAGGTGTAACCCTTTTCGATCTGCTCATGACTTCAGACCTAGCCGTGTTTCAAACTACTATAACCCAAACCAATCAGGTTTTAACTCTTTAAGCTGATAAATTCGTAAAGCAGGAATGTCCTTCCAATGGTAGATTGCGCCCCTAGTCACGCCTAAGAGCTTGGCTAACTTGGCTTGGCTACCTGCTTTTTTAATTGCTTCTTCTTTGGTCATATATAGATTGTTGAGCTTTTTCAACATTTTAGCATTAGGGAAATCCCCTAGAAAATAATTTGTTGAAATACCTAGACAGTAGAGCAAACTCAACATACAATGCACCCATGCCCTGAACAGTTCGGGGTCTTAAGGAGCAGCAATGCAAGATAACTCAACACAGCAAATGGAGCTAGACCAACTATGCCAACTTCTTTACTCAAAAGGGTTCGAGGACACTTTGATAGACCATATATCGAGCGTCATATTGTCCGACACAACATTCGGTCTTGGGTCGCTTCTGTTCGACACCTTGGTGACAAATGGCTCCTCGCAACCCCAGTTCAACGAAAGGAACAGCAATGAACTCCCATTTTGAAACAT